GTTGGTTTTTAACAACTCATTCAAAAATGTACGATGATCCTTGAAAGCTGACATTAGAATCAGCCTTTCAACCTGGCGTAACAAGTAAGTAATAGTGCCATCCATGCGGTGGTAATCTGAGATGTCAACAAACAAGGCTTTGGAGCAAATGTCAGATACACGATGGGCAAGTTCCTTTGGTGTTTTGCCAGGGCCATACCAACTAAATTGCTTACAATGTTGCGATAAAGACAAGGTGAATCTAGACATATCGAGCTTGGAAGCATCGTTGTATGTCGAGATATTTCGTGGGTCTTTAATACCAGTGTANGCCTCGGCTTTCAAGAAGCACTTAAGAATGTGCTTACGGATGAATCCGGTGGCATCAGCATTGGTTAGAGATTTTCGTTGGTTGGCCGTACATTGCTTGTTGTATACGTAATCGTAATCAACAGGCTGTAGACAAGCACCACTTACAACAAAATCAGCGAATTCCTTCATGCAAGTAGACACAAAACTATTTAGTTGTGGTTCTTCCTTCTTTAGGGAGTCAATGCGTCCTTTGACACATCGTTCTTCGCTGGCCTTGTTAGGTACTGGGACATAAGCTTTGTGCAACATTGGGGACATAAATGCACACAGTTTGGGACGTGTTGGTCCAAAATTATTAACGGTCTTGAAGTCATAGGCTCGTACGCCAAGAGAAACAGGAAAGACGGTCGGGGATGGCTTAGTTGAGGATGATCGATGATATTCTGTGAGTACAGCACTTCCAATCTTATCACCGCACCAACTCTCGACGGTCGAACGAACGAGTGTTGTAGAGCCTAGACGAGCAACACTGGCAATAGCATCAAACACATCAGCTTTTATATGGGCGGATAAGTTTGTGCATGGCTTGCCTAGGTTGACGTAGAGGCCATCGGAGGATAAGGTGTTAAATTTAATGAAATTGTTTCCATCAACAGTGGTAACACATGGATCAAATCTCGACAAAGGACTATCAGCAATGAGGAGTGCAGCGAGCCAAGCAATCCAGACGGGAAATGTACGTATAGGTGTAACCAAAATACATTGTCGGTGCTTAGCAATCTGTCTTCTTTCAATTGCATAGGTTTTAAGTTTCACAAGTAGGAGGTTAAAGAA